AAGAATGGTCAAACAAGCTCGGGACTCTATAGTTTATTCATCCCTATGGAATGGTCCTACGAAGGATACATTGATACTTATGGACTACCTGTCTTCAATACGCCAAAAACTGAAATCACTGGAATTGATGGAACAGCAATTGACCTCGGAGTTATCGAACACTGGGAAAACGAAGTTGAAGGACTCAAGCAAGACCAAGACGGATTAAACGAATTTTACAGGCAGTTTCCAAGAACTGAGAAACACGCTTTTCGAGACGAAACAAAACAATCTTTATTTAACTTAGTAAAGATATACGAACAGATAGATTATAACGAAGAATTGATGAATTCTATTCAAGTCACAAAAGGCAGCTTTCAATGGGAGAATGGAATAAAAGATAGTAAAGTAATATTTTATCCTAACAATGCTGGTAGATTTTTAGTGTCTTGGGTTCCACCTAAAAATCTTCAAAACAATGTGATTATAAAAAATGGTGCTAAGTACCCTGGAAACGAACATATTGGTGCTTTCGGTTGTGATAGCTACGATATATCAGGAACAGTAGATGGTAAAGGCTCTAATGGATCTTTACACGGTCTTACTAAATTTAGTATGGAAGATGCTCCGCCTAATCATTTTTTTCTAGAATACATAGCTAGACCACAAACAGCTGAGATATTCTTTGAAGAAGTATTAATGGCTTGTTTATTTTATGGCATGCCAATTTTAGCGGAAAACAACAAACCTAGGTTACTATATTATTTTAAACGTAGAGGATATAGAAGCTTTAGTATAAACCGCCCTGACAAAACTTGGAATAAATTATCAACTACAGAAAAAGAAATAGGTGGAATACCTAACTCTAGTGAAGATATTAAGCAAGCTCACGCAGCAGCTATTGAAGCTTATATAGAAGACTATGTTGGATTAAATAGCAATAAATGGGGAGACATGTATATGCAGAGAACGTTAGAAGACTGGGCTAAATTCAACATAAACAATAGAACAAAGCATGATGCTTCTATTAGTTCTGGTTTAGCAATAATGGCTTGCAATAAAAATAAATACAAACCAACAGCTGAAAGAACTACTATTTCTATTCCATTAGGTTTTAAAAGATATAATAACAATGGCTCAATTTCAAAAATAATAAAATAAATGATTTATACTAACACTAATAGTTCTTTTCCCGATCAGGTAGTACCTGAATCAGTAAAAAACAGCATAGAATATGGGTATCAAGTAGGTCAAGCAATTGAAGGCGAATGGTTTAGAAACACTAGAAATGCAGGTTTTTCTTACGCAACTAATTTCAACAACTATCACAGGCTTAGGTTATATGCAAGAGGTGAACAACCCGTGCAAAAATATAAGGATGAATTATCTATAAACGGAGATTTATCTTACTTAAACTTAGATTGGCAACCTGTTCCAGTTATTCCTAAATTTGTAGATATAGTAGTTAATGGAATGTCGTCTAGGAACTATGAATTAAAAGCTTTTGCAAACGATCCAGTTTCATTAGAAAAAAGAACTAAATACGCTACAAATATATTAGACGATATTAATCAAGCTAAATATCAAGAAGCTGTTAAAAACATATTAGGATTAGATATAACTAAATCGCCTAAAATGGACGAAAAACCTAAGAATGTAGAAGACTTAGGTGTTCATATGCAGTTAGACTACAAACAGTCAGTAGAAGTTGCTGAAGAAGAAGCTATAAACTACGTGTTAGACTGGAATAAATACCCATTAATATCTAAGCGAGTTAATTATGACTTGACAGTTTTAGGAATAGGTGCTGTTAAAACTAACTTTAATTTATCTGAAGGCGTAACTGTAGACTATGTTGATCCAGCGAGTCTTGTTTACTCATACACTAAGGATCCAAATTTTGAAGATATATACTACGTTGGTGAAGTTAAACCGGTTAGCTTACCTAGCATAAAAATGCAATTTCCTCATTTATCAGATGAAGAACTAGAAAAAATACAAAAATATCCTGGTAACTCTGAATACTTAAGAAACTGGAATGGTAGAAATGATCAAAACTGTGTACAGGTTTTGTATTTTGAATATAAAACTTATATTGACCAAGTATTTAAAATTAAAAAAGGCAAAAACGGATTAGAAAAATCAATTGAAAAAACTGACGAGTTTAATCCACCTAAAAACGATAACTTTGATAGAGTCTCAAGATCAATTGAAGTTTTATATAGTGGTGCTAAAATACTAGGACATCCTATGATGTTAAGATGGGAAATGTCTAAAAACATGACACGCCCTAATGCAGATACAACTAAGGTTAATATGAACTATAGTATATGTGCTCCTAGAATGTACAAGGGAAGAATAGAATCATTAGTAAGCAGAATAACTGGATTTGCAGACATGATTCAATTAACTCACCTTAAACTTCAACAGGTGATGTCTAGAGTAGTGCCAGACGGTGTATACTTGGACATGGACGGTTTAGCAGAAGTTGATTTAGGTAATGGAACCAACTACAACCCAGCAGAAGCATTAAATATGTACTTCCAAACTGGTAGTATTGTGGGTAGGTCAATGACTCAAGACGGCGGAATGAACCCTGGGAAAGTACCTATACAAGAATTACAATCTTCTTCTGGTGGCGCTAAAATTCAAAGCTTAATACAAACTTATCAATATTACTTACAAATGATAAGAGATGTAACCGGACTTAATGAAGCTAGAGATGGTAGCAATCCAGATCCCAAGTCTTTAGTAGGTTTGCAAAAATTAGCTGCGGCAAATTCTAATACAGCTACAAGACATATACTACAATCAAGTCTATACTTAACTTTAAAGACATGTGAAAACGTTTCTTTAAGAATAGCTGATGCGTTAGAATATCCTTTAACTAGGAGTACTTTAGAATCTAGTATATCTAAATTCAACGTAGGAACTCTAGATGAGCTTTCTAATTTAAGTATACATAATTTTGGTATATTTCTAGAACTAGAACCAGACGAAGAAGAGAAGCAGATTTTAGAACAAAATATACAAATAGCTTTAAAAACTCAATCAATTGATTTAGAAGATGCTATAGATATTAGGCAAGTTAATAATTTAAAACTTGCTAATCAAATGCTTAAACAGCGTAGAAAATTAAAGCAAAAAAGAGATCAAAAAGCACAACGAGCAAATATAGAAGCTCAAGCAAAAGCAAATGCAGAGCAAGCTCAATCAGCAGCTATGAACGAAGTTCAGAAACAACAAGCCTTAGCTGAAACTCAAATACAAATAGAAACATCTAAAAATAATCTTGAAATTGAAAGAATGCGGATAGCTGCACAATTGAAAGAAAAAGAAATGGAAGTTAAGTTTGGATATGACATGCAGTTAACTCAAGCTGACACGGCTAAAAGCGCTGATAGAGAAGCTATGATAGAAGACAGAAAAGACAAGAGAACTAAAATGCAAGCTACACAGCAAAGCACTATGATAAATCAAAGAAAAAATGATTTGTTACCAACTGATTTTGAGTCACCTGAACTCGAAAATTTAAATGGGTTTGGAGCTGAACAGTTTTAAATCCATAAACAACTATTAACTATTATATTATATTATGTCAGAAAAAACAGAAACAAAGAAGGATAAAGAAACTAAAGAACCTTTAAAAATAAAAAAACCAAATTTTAAAAGAGAAAACGATCAAGTTTTTAAAGTTAAATTAAACGAAAAAGAAGATGCCATTTCAAAGCAAGAAACAGAGAAACCTGTGCTATCTAATAATGAAGAGAAGAAAGAAAAAAGGAAAGAAAATCCTGTGGAATTGCAAGAAGTGGGATCAGTACAAGAAGAAATAAAAAAACCTATAATCGAAGAAGTCAAAGAAGTTTCAAAGCCTAAGTTAAAAATAGAAGAAACTAAAAAGCCAGAAATGCCTGAAAACATTCAAAAACTTGTTAGTTTTATGAAAGAAACAGGTGGAGATATAAACGATTATGCTAGACTCAACGCTGATTACTCAAAAGTTGATGACAACACTTTATTAAAAGAATTTTATAAAAAAAGTAAACCACATTTAAATCAAGAAGAAATTGAATTTGTTATGGAGGATAATTTTTACTACGATGAAGATGTGGATGAAGAACGCGACATAAGAAAAAAGAAACTCGCAAAGAAAGAAGAAATTGCTAAAGCTAAAAACTTTCTTGAAGATTTAAAGAGTAAATATTACGACGAGATCAAGTTGAGACCGGGCGTTACTCAAAAACAACAAGAAGCTTTAGACTTTTACAATAAACATAACCAAGAAAAAGAGATGGCTGAAAAACGTCATGAGAGTTTTAGAAATGGTACTTCAAATTTATTCAACCAAGACTTCGAAGGTTTCGAGTTCAATGTGGGTGAAAAAAGATTTAAGTACAATATAAACAACTCAGATGATGTTAAAGAAAAACAATCTAGTCTTTCTACGTTTATGAATAAGTTTGTTAATAAACAAGGAGAAATAGAAGATTTTCAAGGTTATCACAAAGCTATGTACACAGCTAGAAACGCTGACGCTATAGCAAATCATTTTTATGAGCAAGGCAAAGCCGATGCTGTTAAAGATGTTATGGCTAAATCTAAAAATTTAACACAGAATCCTAGAGCTACTGCTTCAGGAGACGTGTTTGTTGATGGGTTAAAAGTTAAAGCAGTTAGTGGTGTAGATAGTTCTAGGTTAAAAATAAAAACAAAAAAATAAAAACTAAAAACTAAAAATTATGGCTTTTAATACTAGCGGGAGTTTTCCTGCTTCATTAGTGCCAGCTCAACAACAAATGACATTAGCTAATAACTATTTGTCTTTTGACAGTGCTGCTGGGGGTAATTTTGCCCAACAATATTTACCTGAGCTTTATGAGCAAGAGGTAGAAAGATACGGAAACCGAACTATTGGTGGTTTCTTGAGAATGGTAGGCGCTGAAATGCCTATGACTTCTGATCAAGTAATTTGGTCTGAGCAAAATAGATTACACATTGCATATAAAGATTCTACGGCTGCTGCTGTAGCTGGTGCTGGTTCTGTTACTATTACAGTTACTTTGAACTTAACAGCTGCTAGTTCTCCTACTGTTACTGTAACTGACGGAGCTATTAGAGTTGGTCAAACAATTTTAATTTCTGACAAAGCTACAGGTCTTATTACTGCTAAAGCAATTGTTAGATCACTTGGTAATTCTGGTGGAGCATTAACAAACGATGTGTTAACTTGTGTTCTTTATGAATCAACTGCTGCTGCTTTTCCAGCTACTTTAGAAGTTGCTAACGGTATAAACCTGTTCGTATATGGTTCTGAATTTGGAAAAGGTACAATTGGTATGGCAGGTTCTGTTGAACCATCTTTCACTCAATACCACAATTCTCCAATCATCATGAAAGATAACTTTCAAATAAATGGTTCTGACACTGCTCAGATCGGTTGGGTTGAAGTGTCTACAGAAGATGGTCAAGATGGATATCTTTGGTATTTAAAATCTGAATCTGAAACAAGATTAAGATTTGAAGACCAATTAGAGATGGCTATGGTTGAAGGTGAATTAATGACGAATGCAGATCAAGCTTTTGGTGGTGCTGGTGCTGCTCCTGGCACACAACAAGGTATCAAAGGTACAGAAGGTTTATTTGCTGCTATTGAGTCAAGAGGTAATGTATATTCTGGCTTTGCTGGAGCTGCTGCTCCTGGTTCTGGTGCTTTAGGTGATTTTGATGAAATCCTTAAAAACTTAGATAAGCAAGGTGCTATTGAAGAAAACATGTTATTCTTATCTAGAGCTACTGCTCTTGATTTTGATGATATGATTGCTGCTGTTAATGGTGGATTTGCTTCTACTCAAGCTGCTTCTTATGGTCTTTTTGAGAACGATGGAGATATGGCATTAAACTTTGGATTTTCTGGTTTTAGAAGAGGTTCTTATGACTTCTACAAAACTGATTGGAAATATCTAAACGATGCTTCTACTAGAGGTTTATCTAAAGAAATTGATGGTGTACTTGTTCCTGCTGGAACTTCTACAGTATATGATCAAATGCTTGGATCAAACATTAGAAGACCTTTCTTACACGTAAGATATAGAGCTTCTGAAACTGAAGATAGAAGAATGAAGTCTTGGATCACCGGTTCTGTAGGTGGTGCTTACACTGACACTTTAGATGCTATGACTATTAGTTTCTTATCTGAAAGATGTTTAGTTACACAAGCTGCAAATAACTTCGTGTTATTCAAAGGAGCTTAATAATTATAAACATTTAAAAATATAGAAATTATGGGACACATAAAATTAGCAAAAGCTAGTGGAGAATTTGACGTAGTATCTGCCGATGGTGTAGGTTCAGTTAAATTAACATCGAACAAAGTAGTCATAGGATATATGGCTAATAAAGAAGTACAAATAACAGGTGCTTCTAACTTAACTGCTGCAG